AAATGAGGAAGCAGCAAGATTATTTAAAGAAAATCAAATTGTATATAAAGAAAATATTAATAAGTATATAAAATATTTTGTTTAAAGTAAGTAATTAAAAATGATTTTTATGGATTTTTATGGATTATTATAGATTATTATCTTTATTCAGTTGAAGCTAAAGAAGTAAAGGCATTATCATCTGTTAAACTAGATGTACTCGGTACTTCATCGGAAGAGCGTGTCGAAGAGTTTCTGCCGTGTGAACGTCCGCGACCCCGTCCGCGACCTCCTCCTCCTCGACCAGAATGACTGCGAGAACCTTCATCTGCGGAGTTATTTTCCTGTACACGGTTGGATACAAAAATTTTCTTATGAACATTTTCACAAAGAAGAGGGCCACCAAGAACACCTGTTACGTTTTTAGCAACGGTTCTGTTTTCCTCATCAATTTGTTTTTCGTAGGAGACATATTCGCCTTCAATAACCGTTTTAAAAATATTAACATCACTCGAAAGTGCTTCTTCTCCTAGTGAAATACCTGAATGATGAATAAATACATCTTCATTTGTTTCACAGTTGGATAAAAATCCGAACCCTTTTTTGTTGTTAAACCATTTAATTCGCCCAATGTTTTTTTCACTGTTTACTTGTTCCGTCATGTTATGTATAAATATATACAGTATTATATGTTTTTATCTTTAAATAAGGACAATAAAATATAATATTATATTGTATATATAATATAATATATGTCCCATATGCTTGTTACAAAAATAATTTTATACATTATTATTTCTATAATTATATATTATTTACTTTTACAGTTAAGTTATAGAAAAACAACAAATATATATAAATATTTAGATGTAAATAATGATACGATTACATCTAGCACATTTGAAAATCAAATCAGTAATAAATTACCGATTATTATTTGGAATAATAATATAAACAAAGATATAGAACAAACATTACAAATTATAACACCGGCATTTACAATTAAAAAGGAGACGATTAATCATTATTATAATGGAGACTTTATATCATACCACAATGTGGATCGGTTATTTATTATTGCGCGAGAATCTGTAACAATTGAGCTATATACTCCCAATACTATTAAAAAGAGCACCTATAAGGGACAGACAAAACATAAACATATTTATGATTACACATTAGAAGATAAAAAGGATTCTATACGAATAGAACTAGAACCAAATGATATATTATACGTTCCCAGATATTGGTTGTTTAATATCTCTAAAAAAAATGTGGATTTATTTTTATGTTCTTCTTTATTATCCATATTATCAACGTTTCAGATATAATATTTTCCAAGTATGTAAAAATATACTGTTTTTTGTTATATTATTTAATTATATTATTAGTTTAATAATTAAAAATAAATATATATATATAAAATATATTATTATCATAATTACTTATACATATATAGTATGTTACGAGTTGCGTCCAATAATCAAGTACGAGAAAAAAATGCTAATGTATATTTAGTGGGAGACCCCCAAGTTACATTTTTTAAAAGTGTATACAAACGTCATAGTAATTTTGCTAAAGAATCATTTACCATTCAAATGAGAAATAAAAATCAAATAAAAAAAACCAGTAGCACGTTAATTGTATGTGAAATACCTAAATATGGTGATTTATTAGGTAAAATATATTTAAAGGTCACAATTCCCCCTATGAAAACCAGTGATGAACAAAAATTTGTCTTTAATGACCATTTAGGGTATTCTATTATAGAAAATATTAAATTAAAAATAAATGATATTGTTGTAGATACTATTGACAGTGAAATGTTGTATATTATGAATCAACTTAGTAATACAGATGAAAAGCGTTCCATGGTAGATTCACTAATTAATCCTAATCAAGGTAAAGAGTATTTATATACAGATACGACTACTAGTACTAGTGGTAGTAAAACATTTATAAATAGATATTTTAATAGTCCAATATATACCGAAAAACAAACATTATTTATACCTTTAGATTTTTCGTTTACTAATTATTCAAAAACATTCTTACCACTTTTTTTATTAGAAAATAAATCCATAAAGGTAGAAATATTATTACGAGGAACAGATAGTTTATATACTATTGAAAAATTCGATAAAAATTACTGGTATTATGAAAAAAATCCTGATATGTCTGTCAGTGGATATCCAGTTATTTCAGGTGTTAAAGTAACGGGTGTAAGTGGCTATACTTCACGCAAACTTGCTCTTGATAATACATCTACAGAAGAAGTTAGTGATCCATTAACATTTGGACAGCAAACAACATTTAAAGCTACTGCTACATCGCCCTTTTATTTAAAACGTTATGAGTCAAGAAAAAGGAGTGTTCCTATTGATGCGAGTGAAGATATAAATAAATTTACATATACATCAGATCGTTTTGACTTTGAATCTTCACTTGAAGTCGAACAGATATTTTTAACAGAAGAAGAAAAACAGGAATTAAGTAGCAAAACAAATAAATACATCGTTCAACATATACACAAAAATGAACTATTAGGTGTAAGGGGTAATCAAACTATGTCTTGGTATATTGATAATCATTTTAATCTTGTAAAAGAACTTTATATAACGGTATCACGAAATGATAATAAAAACAGAAATGAATTGTTAAATTTTTCAAATTATGAAACATCTGATATAACGGAAGAAATCATTACAAAATATCAAGATAATTGGTGGTATGATTCGATTACATCAAGTTCAACTCCAGAAACATTAACAAATGTTGCTGGCGATATTGTAATTATACCGGACAGATTTCAAGAATTTTTATTTCGGTATGGACCATATGGAGAAGCACAAAATGAAAATGCTTTAGGTATATCCGGATGGCCAAATAAAATAGAACCTCAATATATAGCATATAGTATAGAAGAAATTGATACATTTAGAAAAACATGGAGATTTCGCGCCGCTGCAGACATACCTTTAATTAATAAAGACAATTTTAATAGTACATTTAAACAATCCCCTTTACAAAAATTAGAAATATTATTTGATGGTATTCAAAGAGAAAGTGTAAAGGATACTATATTTTTTAATCAAATACAGCCATATAATTATCATACAAATAGTGTTGACAAAGGTGTATATATATATAGTTTTAGTTTAGAACCTGAAAAATTTCAACCTTCGGGATTTTGTAACATGAATCTATTTAATAGGGTTCAATATAAATTTACAATAAGTGATACGGAAAATAAACCTGATTCTGAATTTACAACGTTTTCCAATAATTTTTATAATATTAATAAAGACAGTCGAACAAAAACAGTTCTAAATAGTAGTCCACCATTATATTTCTGGAAAACGAATCCTAATAACAGATATACAACAAAATCCGCACTTCGTGTAGAAAGTGATATAGAAGCCAAAACAAAATTTAATAGTAAACAATATGAATATGATATTCGATTATACAATGTAAATTATAATTTTATAACTATAAAAGATCAACTTATGATACCAGCATTTAATGTAAAACAATAGTTATAACATATATATATATTACTAATTAATAAATAATTTATTAATTAATAAATTATTTATAAATTATTTATTAATTAATAATATTTGTAAAAGTATAATTTATATATAAATATATATTTCTATAATAATATATGATTACACAAAAACAACTAGATGCGGACGCATTTGAACGAAAGGCCGCGAAAGAGTCACGTTATTGGTTAACTCCAGAAGTTCAGGTGATACCGGACGAACCTTTTAAAGAAAAAGCTTCGAAACCATTTGGCATTTTAAAAAAGGTTCTGAGTAATAATAATAATCCAAAAAAAAATATAGAAAAAAATATAACTAAAGGTGATCCTAAACATAGTTTTTTTAAAAAGGTTTACTATAGATTTTATAATTTTTCTATACAATCATTTACACTTATTCCTAGAGGAACAACACAATTAGAATTTAATAAACCTGTTACGCAAATATTTACTTTACATAATACGGCTGATTTATTAGGAAAAATATATTTACATTTACGATTACCTAAAATTATAACGAATGACGAACATAAATTATCATACGTAAAAAACATAGGGTTATCTATTATAAAAAATATAGATTTTAAAATTAAAGGTGATATAATTAATAATATAACCGGTCAAAAATTATACATATTAAGTAAATTATTAAAAAAAAGTGCTACATTAAAACTTGGGAATACCAATCTACATGTGTCAGAATCAAATATGAAATATAGTACTACAACAACCAGTAAATTATATAATCGTCCTATAGACGAACAAGATGAAACACTTATTATTCCTATAGACTTTGGATTTTCTAAACATTCCAGTTTATATTTACCCTTATTTTTATACATAACGGAAGATATTGAAATACATGTGACATTACGAGCATTAAATGAAATATATACGGTAGAAGTTCATGATGAAGATTACTGGTATTATAATAAAGTTCCAAATGTTACCGGATATACTATACCCAGCTCCAATACGCAATTTCGTAAAGATGCGATAGCTAATACAAATATGACAACTATTGATAATTTTCCTACTTTATCATTTGGAGAAAACACAACTTATATAAATAGTATTAGTGGAAATGGATCACCATACTATTTAAAACGATACGAATCACGAAAAGTAAGCATTCCAACGATAACAACGACTACCCAAAACATTAAATATAATTTATATTCTTGCTGTGAAAGTAAAACAAGTATTAGTGGCGAATATAACATATCATGTACAATGGAAACAGAGCAAATTTTTTTAGATCCATTACTAAAATCTAAATTTAATAATTTATTTATTTATTCCTATTTATTTGATCAATTTATAGAAGATACAAATATTACTAGTAAAACATATACAGACTCCGCAGAATTACGATTAAACTTTCATAGTCCTATTAAACAATTAGTTCTCAGTATACAGCGAAGTGACAATCACAAACGAAATGAATGGTTAAATTTTACTAATTATGAAGACGCTTCTTTAACAGAAAAAAAAATCGTTAAATTTCAAGATAATTGGTGGTATAATGCTAATTCTGTAACTAAAGCGACAGTAAGTGGGGATGTTATTATATCGGACGCAGGCGCCACCTCCGTTATGATCATTACTCCTGATAATTTTCAAGAATTTATGTTTCGATATGGTCCTCATGGTGAAGCGGGACATATAATAGATACATCCGGTAGTGGTTTTACAGAATGGCCTGATTCTATTAAGGGTAATGAGCAAACATATTCTATACAAGAAATAGATACTTTTCGAAAGATATGGAAATACCGCAATGCTTCAGGAATTCCACAAATAAATAATACTAATTTTACTTCTACTTGGAAAGAATCGCCTTTAGATACTATGGAAATAGTATTTCATAATCATATACGTGAAGATGCCAAAAATAGTAAATACTATCATTCATTACAACCATATTTACATTCTAATAATAATTTAGATTCAGGACTATTTTTATATAGTTTTAACATTGATTCGAATACGATTCAGCCAACAGGAAGTTATAAAGTCCGAGCGGATTTATTATTTATATTAAATCTTGTGTTAAATTCAGCACAATCCTTTAATAATGTAGATAACGCTTTAACAATTACACCCTACGCGTTATGTCATAATATTATTCATATGAAACATGATACTTTTTCGTTATTGTATTATAATTACTAAGTCACCATATTGGCTTTAATAGAAGGATAACAACAATAGTCTTGTAATATACAATCACTAGCATCATAGTCTTCGATGTTTTGTTGTTTGGTTTTAATAATTAAAGTAGGAGGAATATATGGTATTCTTTCTAGTTGTAATTGAACCTGTGTAAGATGATTTTTATATATATGAGCGTCACCAACAACTAGTATAATTTTTCCTGGTGTTAGATCCGTCATTTTTGCAATAATGTGAACCAATAATGCGGTGGAAGCGATATTAAAAGGTATACCTAAAAACATATCTCCTGAACGCTGATACATTTGACATTGTAACATATTACCTTCTGATACATAAAATTGATAGGATATATGGCAAGGTGGTAAAGCCATTTGTTGCATTTGTTCGGGATTCCAAGCAGACATAAATATTCTTCTAGAGGTAGGATTTGTTCGTAATAAATGGATCACCTGTCTTAGTTGATCGACACCTTGGTTTGTATAATCGACATTACAGCCACGATATCTGGCATTAAAATGTCGCCATTGGAATCCATATATAGGACCACAATCGCCTTCGTTATAATTATCTAAACCAATCGAATCTAAATATTCTTTCGTACTATTACCATCCCATATACGAACACCCTTATCAGATAAATCTTTAGCATTCGTATTTGCTTGTAAAAACCACATTAATTCTTCTTTAATACCTTTCCAAAACATTTTTTTAGTGGTAAGTAACGGAAACCCCAATGTTAAATCAAACTCCATACGAATACCAAAAGTAGATATCGTTTCCGAATTTCTGGTTTGTCGTGTTTCACCATTATCTAATACATATCGTAATTGTTTTAAATAAGTATGTTCGTTGGTTTTTATACTAAGTATATCTGTATAGGGTATTTCATGTATATTTTTATATTTTGATATTGAATATTGAACATCATACGTTTGTTGATCTACAAGATTCACTACATTTTTTTCGGTACATATTTTCGTATGTTGGTTAACATAGTGTAATGCCAATGTATCTTGTATATGTAAAAACGTATCACCTATATCCAGTTTCGGAGAAAAAATACTGGTTACATATATATCATTATATAAGCCTTTCGATATACAATAATTATATATAGAACTACCACCTATAATAAACAATGATTCAATAGGCGTATCTGTTCGAGTAGAACAAAAATGTATAGCATTTAGTATTTTTCTGTATACAAATACATTAGAGATAGAATGATTCCGTATATATTTTTTTAATTCGGTATAATGATTTTTTGTTATAACAATATTTATACGATTATGTAAAGGGAAATGTTTAGTAGGTATAGATGTATAAGTATTATATCCCATAAGAACCGCATTTTGTTTATTTGAATCGTGTGTGTGAGTCGTTGTTTGTTTAAAAAAATTCATGTCTTGTTTTAATCTATATAATAATGAATTATTATAGCCTATTGCTTGATTTACACCATTTATACATACTATTCCATTAATTTTCATTTTGATAATATCAATATAAATACATTTAATATTTAAATAAATAAAAATATATTTAAAGAAAATAATAATATATTATATTATAATATACATACTTTTACTATGAGTACACCTTCCCCTGATAACGCACGGCTTCAGCAAGATGACAACATTAATGATAGTGACAATACTTTTGAAGTTATTATCCGCAATTTAAAAATACTCGGTAATATTAAACCTAATGATAAATTAATTAAAAAAGGTGATACTATTAAAATTGATACGCCTTACTTATATCAAGGTTTAACACGTTATTGGAATGGCAATTCGAGAAAAGAAAGTGTCGGTAACATTGAACATTTAATAGAAGCATCTTTTAATATGATAGATCTTATCTATAGTAATGAAATTGAAAAACGAACGGGTGGTTTAGAAGATTATTATAATAGTAATAGAGGTCAAGTTTATTTTGAAACAGAAAACGCTCAAAAATTAACTATTTTTTCGACTGAACTTAAAAACGTATTAAAAGGTTTAAATAATCTAAAACAAACCTATAATTCTGATATTTCTATATGCTCAAGAATTGATGTTGTAATAGAAAAAATTAATTTACGAATTAAAAAAATTCAAGAACTTTTTCAAATTAATCTCTCTCAATCTCCATCAATCGTGGCTTTACAAAATAATATTATACATGTTGAGGACATTCAAGATAACTTTCAATTTTCCGATGAAGAAGATACGGAATAAGTAAGCCCTACTGATTGTATTATTATTTATTATTTATTAATTTATTATTTTATTATATTTGTAAATAAACTATTCGTTTAAATACCTCCAAATATGTCTATAATATGTATATAATATTATAAAAAAATATAATATAATATAAATTTATAATCATTTAAAGAAATGACCATATTATATGGTATAAATAAATATGAGTGGATTAAGTAAAAGTGTAAATGTGCCTACTGTATCGAATGTTTCAGATGTGAATACTAACGTTGTATCTCTTGATGATGTTCTATCTGAACTTCTTAAGGAAGGCGAAGAACTTCGTAATCTCAGCCGTGATCATTATGCGCGTGTTAAAAAAGTTATTTCTCTTGTAGGCAAAGAACGAAAATTTCTTAGTAAGAAAAGAAAAAAGACCAAGCGTGTCATTAAACAAAACCCACAAAAGGTCAACAAAATTATGCAAAAATTTATGAAGGATAATAAAGACATTCTTTCAACAGGAACAATTGCCCCATCGACGGAATATGTTCGCCGTGATATGATGAGAGTCGTGTCTGCTTATGTCAAAGTTAAAAATCTTCAGACTGAATCTAACCGCAAAGAATGGATTCCCGATAAAACACTTAAGAAACTTTTCGTCATCAAACAGCCCAACGCCAAATACAGTTTTATGAATGTTAACGGTCTTATTACGCGTGTAATTGAAAAGTAAATAGTATTATATAACATATAATCATACTAAATATCAAAATAAAAATAAAAAATGTGTATATTCATTACAATAAAAAAAATTTTAAATATAATAAAATCTATTATATTTTAAATTTATGAACGTCGAAAGAGTCATCTCGAGTATCACTTCACTCGTTTGTTTTGGTTCAAAGCCCTCTGTCGCATTTTTTTTACTCGTGACATCATTTTTTTCTTCATGTTGGTCATATGTACGTATTTATTTTTT